TTAACATTTAATTAACAAAAGTCAATAAAAAACTTGAAACCGCTTTCAGTAGTCATCATGCACTAAAGAGTGTATAGTTTTAAGTGTTCAGGGGGTAAGAAAAATGAACACATCAGAAGTCGATAAGATAGTCAGGCAGATATATGAAAAAATGGGGTCAATAGTTGACCACAAGAAGTCATCCGATCCATTAGTAAGCAAGTATTGGATTTTGGGGCACAATAGTGGATTTGATTGGTACCAAAGTGGAAACCTTGACACCTGTGGGGATGGCGTTGGCAGTCTGCGCGCAATAGTTCTGCGCCGCAAAATAGTCAATCGCAAAGTTAACCATTCCACTCGTTCAGAAGTAATGCAGTGGTGTCGTGAGCTGAGAGATCTTACTTCTTCGGTCGCTATGACGTCAACTGATGCCTGGTTCCGTCGCGCTGAAAGTGAATATCGCCATCTTGGTTATCTGGGCAGAGCATCGCAAAGATTCCAGCAGGCTTTTGAAGTAGTGACTAAAACCCCTTATTACAGGGCGCCAGTGCGTTATGAAGGGAAAAATTTCTTTGAGAAATGCGTCAATTATGTCGAGAAGGCTATTAAGAAGTGCGAGAAGAGCGAAGACTATCAAAGGTATGCTGCGTCGCATAGCTACGATGAGTCTTACTCAACAATGTTTATGCTGCCTTCTATGCAGAAAGCTAGGGATATGATTCTTATCTTATTCAATCAGTATTGCGATTTTATGCCGTCGCAAATATAAAAATAATTATCATTTTAATCCCATCTGGTTGGGGTCAAGCAATTGACCTCTTCCAGATGTGATTAAGCATCACATCAGAAAGGAACTATTTAATGATTAAGCCACACCAAAAGTGGCGTCGTGCCTACCTCAAGAGCCGTATTGATATGCTCTTGGCAAGGCATAAAGCCTATCTTTCGTATTACAACTTTTTAATTGACAAGCCTTTGAAGTGGACAACTCTTCTTTTTCAGCCTATTCTTTGGTCGGCAGTAGAGATCATTATTGCTGTTGACCGCCTTCGTTTGCGCCTTGCAAGACGTGCTCTGAGACGATATGAAATTAAATTAACTCATCAACCTATTGAGGATTCTGATGATGATCTCACCATTGACGACTAAACGTCAAGTCAACCTTGTCCCCATCTACGAGCGCCTTGCAAGTGCGATTCGTGAGGCTATTCGCCAAGCTGATACCAATGTCTTTAACCTAACTTGTGCGCATCGTCGAGCCACCAATAGCGCTACTCGTTCCGACCTCAAGGATTTACTTGATGGGGCAAAGAAGATACGCGAAGCCCTTAATATCGCCTACAACGGAGTCCAGATTGAGTTGGCATTCCCTCCTCTGCTTTCATATGATGATTGACTTGCGCTTAACTGAAGGGGAAACCCGTGTCCTGCTGATGGAATTAGAGCGCCTCAATCGAGGCGATGAGATCATACCCCGATATCCGGATATTTGGATTCCTCTTGATGAGGAAGGCAGGTATGAGCGTGTCTCAATTCGTAATCTCATTGAGACTCTGCGTCTTCAGCTGTCGATATGATATGATTTAGTCGCCAATGGGCTAAAAGCCAAGAATGGCGGGGCTGATGAGGAAAACCCACAGGAATGCGCCTCATCGGTGCGGTCGTGGATAGACCCCTGCTATTGTCTTTGAGCTCTTGGCATCAATGTATCAAAACAGAAAGGACTTATAAAGTGTTTAACATTGAAAAAGCTGTAGTCGGTGTGTCGTGGCGTCACTTCAAGAGCGATGAGGGAAAGGACAAGATTCTCTGCGATGTTTCAGTGAAGGGGCAGACTGCTCCTGCCACCAAGAAGCCTGACTATCTTTCCATCCGTCTCAATTTCACCAACGATATCAAGGCGGATTTCGCTGTGGCTCTGCGTGATGCTGAGCGTCTTGTCGGACAGCAGGTTCGTTTCTACAAGGTCTTTGATATGTCTGGTTTCATCTCTGTCCGCCGTCACAAGAGCAAGGATGGCAAGGAAACCCTTGACCCTGTGTTTGTGGTTAAAAAGTTCGTGCCACACGAGGATCTGAAATCAACCATTAAGCATCTGAAAGAAGCCGATGCCGACTTGCCGTTCTAGCACTCTAGAGGGTCTTTGACCCTTTAGATGAGAGTAGAAGAGCTACCCCCCTTCTACCCTCATTTAAGGGGTCAAGGAGAAAGGGGGTATTATGTCTAGAAAAAAGTCAACTCGTTCACGTATTTTCACCGCGTCAGGTCAGAAGGGTGTCAGCGCCAAGATGTATCGCGAGCGGATGCGCAAGCAGTACTCCTATTGGCGTGAGAGAGCCAATGCCAAGATGCCAAAAGACCGTCAGTTCAGTGCTTCCATCAAGGGGAAAGCCACTTCTTTTCTGCACACACAGGTTTTGAAGATGAAGCGCATCGCCTTGCATGATTTCCGTGGGTTTAACCCCTCAGTAGTAATGCAGTTCAAGAAGAATATGATGGAAGCAATGAACAAGTATTGTGCGCAGTATCATGACAACATAATGGGAGTTAAGATGATGCACCTCTACAATATTCTTCAATCGATGAGTCTGGATGACCTCGTTGAGTTCACAGAATACGCCAACAGCATTCATGCCAACTGGGTGTTCGATGTGAGTGCTTGGTACAATAATGTATTCAATGCTAAGGATCATGGCGCTACTCCTGATCAGATCGACCAGATGCAGGAGAATTATGCACAGGAGATTGTGGCTGTTTGGGAAGCCTTTAAGGAGCAGAGAAAGGGGCGATAATCAATGGGCAAGAAAGGAACTAATAAGGGCGTCTACATCTGTGATTTTGAGACAGCTAATAACGCTACTCTCAACGCCACTGAGACATATGTATGGTTAGGTGTCGCCATCGAGATGGAGAGCGAGCAGGTGCGATGTGTGGCGCACAGTGTTGAGGAGTTCTATTCTTGGTTTACCTCTTTGAAGGGTGGAAAGTTCTACTTTCATAATCTCGCTTTTGACGGCAACTTCCTTTTGGCTTATCTCTTGAAGACTGGCTTTGTGCCGTACGACGGCAAGAACAGGGATAAGACCTTCGAAGTAATCTGTGATGATTTCAATCGCATCTTCCGTCTGCGTGTCTCATTGAAAGTCCAGCAGAAGCTCCGCACTTGGACTTTCTACGACTCGCTCAAAATCATCCCGCTGAGTGAACGCGATATGGGTAAGAAGTTCTCTCTCTCCACCCAGAAGGGAGAGATTGATTACACCCTGCCCCGACCGAAAGGTTATATCGCTACTGCAGAGGAAGTCAGCTACTGCATCAACGATGTCAAGATGGTGGCAGAAGCTCTCAAGTATTTTGAGCATCAAGGCTGGCTCACTGGCTTCACCATTGGGATGATTTCCTTTCACGAGTTCAAAGAGACTTGTCCCGAATGGCGCTATCGTTTTCCTAAGCTGACTACGGACGTTGATAGCTATGTGCGCAGAGCGTATCGAGGGGGCATCTCCTATGCTAATCCTCACTTTGCGGGAAAGACTGTAGGTGAGGGTCAAGTCTTTGATGCAAATAGCCTCTATCCGTCTCAGATGCTTCTCAAGCCGATGCCTACTGGATTCCCTCGTTGGTTCAAGGGTAAGCCCGATTTGGCAAGTGGGCGTCTTTTTGTTTGTCACTTTACTGCTTCATTCTCTATCAAGCCTGACCATATGCCGATGCTCCAGCTGAAGCAGTCGGTGATGTTTAACCCTAGGGAGTTCATCACGGAAGCTCCCGAACCAACTGACCTCTACCTCTGCACTCCCGACTTTGAGACCTTCTTTGAGCAGTACAACGTGTACGACATCACTTGGATAGATGGCTACTACTTCGAATCCTGTGAGCATGTATTTGATAAGTTCATCCACAAGTTTCAGACCATCAAGGAGAACAACAAGGGTGCTCTCCGTCAGATAGCTAAGCTGATTCTCAACAATCTCTATGGGAAGTTTGGAACAAACCCGACCCGCTGGAGTAAGACTCCCACTCTGGACAATGGCAAGGTCACCTTTCTGATCGATGGGATGGAGCAGATAGACCCTGTGTATATCCCCGTAGCAGTCTTCATCACTGCTTATGGTCGCAGGGAGTTAGTTCACAACATTCAAGCCAACTTTCATCGCTTCCTCTATTGTGATACGGACTCCATCCATATCCTTGGACGAGAGCCACCCAAGAATGTGAAGGTCGATGATAAGAAGTTCGGCTTTTGGAAGTGCGAGAGCCGATTCGTACAGGGGAAGTACCTTAGAGCCAAGACCTATGTTGAGGATATGATTGACTACGAAAGCTCCAGTTTTGTAGCGATTCATACGGAAGTGAAGTGTGCTGGAATGCCCTATGAAGTCAAGAAGCACATCAAGTTCGAGGACTTCAAATATGGCGCAAAGTTCACAGGTAAGCTAGCTCGAAAGGCAGTAATCGGTGGCGTTATACTTAGAGAGACAACATTCGAGATAAAGGAGTGAACAATGACACTAGAAGAATTACAGAAGCAGTTGGTCGAGATGCAGGAGAAGGCTGACAGTCTCAACAAGAGCAACCAAGAACTGACTTCTAATCTAGAAGCTACAAGGAAGGCTCTAGAAGAGGCGAGGACGCTCAATCAGTCTCTCACGACTAAACTATTGGCACGGGTGGAGAATCCCGTTCAGAAGGCTTCTAGTGAGCCTTTGAGCATAGAGACAACTGCTCTTAAATGGTATGATAAGAAGTGATAATGGAGGATTATAAATGACTAACTCTCTTGACCTACTCAACTCGATCAGAGACCACGCTTCCGCCTCTTACCAAGACCGCATCCCCGTTGCTACGCAGGAGAATCTCACCAAGGTTGGTGACCTGCTGACCTCGGTGGGCTTCGAGGACATCTACAACGAGTGGATGGGGGCTGTCGGAAAGATTGCCCTCACCATCTTCTCGAATCGTGCCTACACCAATCCGCTGTCCCGCTTCAAGAAGGGTAAGCTTCCTCTCGGCTCGACCATTGAGGAAATCTTTGTTGCCATCGCTAAGGCACAGGAGTTTGATGCCACTGGTGCTGACGCTCTGAAGCGTGTCCTGCCCGATGCTGTCACCTTCTACCATTCTAAGGAGTTCTTCCACACCTACTCTGCGTCCATCTCTCGTGCGCAGGTTATCAATGCCTTTAATTCTGTGCAGTCTCTTGACCGCTTCTTCACTGAAGTAATCAATGCCTTGTATTCGGGCTATGAGCAGGATGAGTTCCTTGCTACTAGAGATTTAATCACCTCGGAGATTCCCAACGCCTACAACATCGCTATTCCCTTTGAGACTGGAGCAGGCAAGCTCGACTGGCATGCCTTTGGTCTCAAGCTGGTGACTGAGATACGGCGTATGGCGCTCAATCTGACCTACATCTCTACCAAGTACAATCCCCTGCATTTTGCCGTCCACACGCCTCGTGACCGCCTTGCACTGTTGATTGATTCCAATGTGTTGGCGAATGTCGGTACTAATGTGCTTGCCTCAGCGTTCAATGTTGGTGAGGTGCAGTGGAATGTTGACATCATCCCCCTCCCCTCGCTGGCGTACAACAATGAGGAAGAGGGTTCTATCTCCCTTGCCTCGACTACGGCAAAGATGACTCCCATCGCTGTCCTTATCGATAGTGACAGCCTGCTCATCTATGAAAAACAGAAGTTTATGGATAGACAGCACAATGGCAAGGGAAGTTTTGACACCTTCTACCTGCAGGTCAATGAGATGATGGGATTCTCTCATGTGGGTAACCTCATCTGCTACAATGCCCTGCCTGTTGAGGATGCAGGCGGTGCGACTTCAGCCATCTATGGAATCGGTGAGATGTCTGCTTTGAGTGGCTATCATCTGATGTACAAGTCCGCTGATGGAAACACCTATGCAACGATGCCTGTAATCAACAAGACTGATGGAGACTCCACCAATGGCTTCCACTACAATGTGCCTATCGTGATTACCTGTGATGGACAGAAGCACGACCTGTCAGGAGTGACTGATGCACCTGTCAACGTCATCCTTGACACTTCCAAGCTGGTCAATGCACTCTCTCCTGAATCCGTCCCGACTGAGTGGAAGACGCCCCATGGGCAGGCGCTGACCATCACCAGTAAGAGCAAGAATAAGCTGGAAGGTACGCTCCAGATTACTGACACTACCGAAGCAGGACTTCTTGCCATCAACATCACCTCACTGACTGGTGCTAAGTAGTAGAACAAATTATAATAGCCCTTAAAGGAGGGCTATTTTGTTATGCCTGATATTAACGGAAACATAACCCTTATCTACAATGCCTATGGTGACCCTGCGCATTGTTTCATTTCAAAAGACTACAACTGGGATATGCTAGCGCACACTAGTGCTGATGCTAAGTTATCAATCGAGCAAGGCAAGTTCATTCAGGATGGAGACACTATCTCGATTCCTGTCAATTATGACAAGGCTATCAATTATAACTATCTTGTTGCATCGATTGTTCTTGGTGGTTCAGATGGCACTATTCCTGCATACTTCTTTATTGATGGATATCAGTATAAGAACAGCGAGACGACTGACATCCACATCACACTGGATACGATGCAGACCTTTAAAGACCAAATAGGCAGTCTGCAGGGGCATCTCAATCGCTCTCACGCCCCCTCTCTGATCTCTCGAACCGACGGAGACGGACACACGCACACCATCATCAATCCAGATCTCTACTTCAGCGAGGATGATGAGTGTGGTGCTTACCGTACCATTGGCGCTAAGGGTTTGAGGCGCAATAAAGACCCTTGGCTCTGTGTTGTCTTCCGTGACCCTATCAAGATTGACTATCCAGGAGTAGGTTATGGTAAATGGAAACTTTACAAACCTTCAAATGTAATATCTTGGCTTGATGATGACTTTCAATGGGCGCATCCTAGTACCATATACTGCCCAGTGGCTAGAAGCCCAATTGCATCACCCTATGCGCCTTCACTCTGTCTTTCACCACAGTTATCCATTGAATTTGAAGACTATCCTAAATTGACTACGCCAAAAGTCACTGGTTGCAAAGGGATGATTCTTGCTCGCCGTGATGTAAATGTTAATGGCGATCAATGGAGTTATGTGGCACCTGGAGCTGCTAGCTCAAATATTACTCTAGGTGATTATGACACGCCTTATGGCACAGCTACTGAGGACGCTAATGCTAAGGGTTATCCGATGGCTTTCAATTCTCTTCTCATATACCCTACTGACATTGAAAACATCAGCACTAAGCGCCCTCACATCAAGCCTTTAAAGGTTGGAAGAGATACATCCTACTACTGCCTGTTGTATCGTCCCAAGGCGCATAGCGGAGTAGCTTCCTTTCAGCACGATGATACCAGCGCTCTGAATGAACTTCTTGGATATGGCACTCTGCTCCAAGACCGCATTGTCTGTGCCTTTGAAATCCCCTTCACGGTTGACCCGCTCAGAGACAATTATGACTCAGACTTCAATAAGGCTTTTGTCCCAGTCAACATTCTCAATCCATTCTTCTGCAAATACACGAGCCAAGAAGACTTCTATGACTCCATCTCTACAGCAGACTACGCTCTGCTCAATGAGAAAGATGAAGCCTTCATCATCACAGACATCCGTGCGCTGTCACTGGTTATTGGTGAGGATTATGCCACCGTCTCCAAGGTGACAAAACCTAAGGAACTGAACTTCAGCGCAGGTGACTGGCAAGATCTTGACCAGTTCATCTACAATCAACCTCTTGTCAAGAAGGCTGTCTGCACACTCACGGACAACATCAAGCTTAATCTTTACCCTTACAAATATATGGAGCTTGAGTGTATGAATGCCATCAAGAAAATCTCCTATCAGGACTATGCTCCGCTCTACTGGCAGATTGACCCGACCGACTTCAGCCTCGACAACTTCAGAGACTACCTCTATCCCTTCATTGTAATCAATCCCCTTTCTGCTACGCCACAATTCTTTATGGACACGGTCTGCAACCCGACCACCATCGGCTACGGAACTAAAGACAGCACAGCTATCGACACCTCCTGTTTTGTTGGCAGGTCTCACAATGGATATGGTGTGTATATGCATGAAGGCATCGATGCCAACACTATCTACTGCCAGCTCCCTGAAGCTAGTTCCTATCTGCCGTCCTATGCCATCTATCAGAAGTCCTACGATGCATATGTGGCGTATCAGAAGGCGATGGTCGACTCGCAGACTTCTTACCAAACAACGATGGCTCGTGTATCGGGAATTAGTAACCTTGTCGGCGGTGTTGCCAATATCACAGCTGGTACATTCTTGATGCACACTGGAATTGAGGGTGCAAACAATACTGACCTCACACCTAACGACATTACTTTCCGTGGTATGCACGGACGATGGAGAGACGCTCGCTCTGGCAAGTTCATCAGGAGACCATCATTTACCCCCTTTGGCAGTGACGCTTTCAGCGATGATGATTACACGTGGCAGAGTGATATAGGTAAGGGTATAGCTGGATTCGGTGCTGGTTTAAGCCAAATGATTAGTGGTGCTTCTACTCTCACCAACACACCTGCTTATCTACGCTCACAACAGCTGATGCGTGAGAATGTAGCGAGGATGAAATCATCAACTCAAACAGGTGGAGCGTACAAGGGTGAACTCTACTATGTATCACTAAATGGACTGGAGTTTGTGTATCGAATCAGAGAGATGCCTAAAGACCTCTTAGCTGGATATGCCAAGAAGTTCTACTGGCTAGGCTATTACATTCCAGTTGATGTCAACCTAGAGTTCAACAGCACTCACTTCAGTCAGTGGATAGCAACCAAAAAGAAGATTCTATTCTATATGCAGTTTGATTCAGTCCGCTTGAATGGTTCGGGATTCTCTGCTGATACTTACCCGCCCAATATTCCTCTTCCATATGTTCAAGATATGGAACGAAGACTCTGCCAAGGTGTCACCTTCATCAATGCGGACAATATAACCAACTCTTCTACTCCATCTATTGATGACTTTATTTTAGGATTAAAAGACGAAGATAACTCTGACTTAGAAACACCTGAAGAACCACTATTCAACAAAGGATGGACACCAATAGCAACTACCTCGCTTAGCAGTCAATCTCTCAAGGAGGATAAAAAATGATTGACACCTGTATCGACTTTACAAAAGACTTTCTCATCTCTGATGATGCAAGTCTCAATAACAAGTTCATCAACAGCATCTTCAATCAAATACGACTGATGGCAATGAATATGTTTGTATGGAAGAACCTGCCTGACAATATCGAACCCTATATGATTGAGAACTGGCTCTTCGATCTTGGCTATGTCGGCTTTGCATACGATCAGAGATATGGATACATCACACTCTGGAGCAATCCTGACAGTCTGCTGGAACTCTACTATCGCCCCACCTCAGTCTCAATGATAGGCAACGGAGTCACATTCAACAAGCTGGTCTACTACGGAACTGACAGTGACAAACTGCTCCTCAACAAAACGGGTGCGCCCTACACTCGCGACAACAGCTGTGTAATCATCAAGAACAACATCAACTATCAGAGTACTTACAGTCTACTATATCCCTACATCTACACTTACTATGCAGCCAAGCGCAAAGAGATAACAATGCTCGACCAGCTCCAACTCCAATCACTGATTATGGCTTCACAGGAAGACCGAGCGTCACTGGAACAACTCAAGAAAGACATCCGTGCCAACAAGCCCATCATCGCTCTGAATGTGCGTGGAATGAAATACGAACCTAAACCGATGGTGCTGACGAACAACAACTACCTACTCGACCTGCAGACATTCGCCAAGTCAGTCTATGGTGAAGTGATGGAACGTCTTGGAATTAACTCCATCAACTATGAGAAAGCTGAACGCCTCATTACTAGTGAAGTAGACAAAAACGAGGAACAGACCAACGCCATCGCCTCAATGCTCCTCACTGAACGCAAGAAAGCCTGTAACCGCATCAACGAACTATTCGGTCTCAACATCGATGTAGAAATCAACAAGGACATCAAGGAGCAAACCACCGAGCCGATGCTCAATGTTGTCTCCAAGTCCATCTCGCACGGAATAGTGCCTACAGCAAAGGAGGATGAATGATGGAACAATACGATACAAGAAATCTCCTGTGCCAATCACTGAGAGATATGGTCATTGAATATTCCAGCACAAAAGGCACAACCATCACTGGAAGCCCGTACCTGCCTAAAAACGATGTTCAACTTCTTGGTATATTTGCAAATTATCCTACATTCTCTTCCAGTAGCGAAAGTGACCTGCAGTGGTGGACGATGTCACCACTTGCCATCACTATCTCTGATGTTGGTGATACTTATGGCAAGACTTTACTTCCTACAATTATGGGTTTCATATATCGACGATACGCTGACTATATGCCCATCTATACCTTTGAGCGAACGATGTATGAAATCAACCGCACGCTGTCTTATGGTTCTAAAGAAATCAATGATGTCTATGTGAGACTCAGCATCTCTCTACTACAGAAATACGGGATTCTAAGCACTTCTACTAGTCCTGCATGGGAAGATGTCCAGCCCCTTCTTGAACGAGCTGTGCGAGTCTCTAATAGCACTACAGGAAGCTCTAATGTAGATGGAACTACCTCCAGCACTGACAGCGCCAAATCTGATGGATCTGGCAAAGCATGGAGTCGTAGCCGACCCATCAATTACAAGACCACTGATGAGAACACTGCAGACGCTGTCAATGGCTCTTCTAGCACTTCTACCAACTCCTCTACCAGTGATGGCAAATCGACCAACAAGAGGACTTATAATGATAGTGGAACAAGTGAAACTTCTACCACTGACGCCAACCTGCTGATGGTTCTGGAAGAACTCCAACGCCAAAGCAAGTCACTTATCCAGCGGATGGTAGATAGTGTGGGCTTCCTGTTCGTCAATGCGTTCAGTGCATAAAGGAGGTACAAATGTACACTGGAATCGGTTTATTATCGGGTGTAATTGGGGCTTCTGTAAGCTCTGCTGTCACCACCAATACTGACCTACCTTGGTGGGCAATAATGCTCATTGCTATCGCTCCGACCATCATTGGCGCCATTCTTGACTTACTCAAGTTTTGGTTCGTCAAGATGGGCTGGATTGACAAGACTACTGCGGACAAGACTGTAGATGCCATCAAGGACGAAACTAAAGACCTAGCTGATGATTATCTAGATGATGGGAAAATCAATGGCTCTAACAAAAAGAAAGAGGGCAAAGACGATGGAACAGACGGAAAAGGAAAAGCCTAATCTTTGGTATAACTGGAATACAATTCTTTCTAAGAATCGCCTCTTCAATTTTGTCGTAGGAATACGTGGTGGTGGCAAAACCTACGGAGCAACCAAGTTCGCTATCAATGCTTGGCTGAAAAAGGGTAAAAAATCCATATGGATGAGACGACAGGCGACTGAGATGAACAACATCTTTTGTCGGGGTTTCTTTCAGGAACAAGCCCGCAAAGAGTTCCTGGACTATCAGTTCAAAGTTCTTCAATCACCTGTCGATGGTATAAGCAATGGGTACATCAAGAAGAAAGGGGATAAAGAGTGGACGCAGTTTATGCTCTTTATGCCCCTTTCAATTGCTCTCAAACAAAAATCTACATATCTAGGTGAATATGACTACATCTGGTACGATGAGTTCCTTATTGACATTCAAAATACCAACCTGCGCTATCTGAGCGGTTGGAACGAGCCGAGAATATTTCTTGAGTACTATGAGAGCGTGGCACGTACTCGACCCAATGTACGAGCTATCTTCATTGGCAACGCCATCGCCTCAGTCAATCCCTACTTCACTGCTTTCAATATCAAGTTTGATAAGAACAACGAATGGCTATTGACTGACTATGTGTGCGTTCACAACTACACCAACAAGAAGTTCCGTGATATGAAAACTAAGAGCGCTTGGGGGCAATTCCTTGAGACTACCGAATATGGCAAATACAATCTTGATAATGAGTTCATCAATGAGAGTGACGCCTTCATTGAGAAACCATCGACTCGTGCCATTCCGATGTTTAACATTGACTATATGAACAAAATCTACACAATACTATCTGATATTAGAAGTGGCAAAGTCTATGTATCTGATCACATCGTTCCAGACATACAGACTTACTGCTTCACAACTGATGATATGAAACCAAACCTTATGATGATTGATCGTGTGAAATCTAACCCCGGCGGGCTGGTATCTTATATGCTCAAGAAATCATTTAAGGGTGGATATCTCTATTACAACTCTATGGAAACTAAAGTTAGATTCTATGAGTTTGTAAACTTGCTAGTGTGATACAATAAAGCAGGTAGCGTGCCCATCGCTACCAAGTTCCTTTCTAGGTTCACGGACTTGCCTTCCGTGAACCTTTTTTAGAAGAGTGAGAGTT